ATGAGCGATTATCCGGCGTCTCAGGTCGACGCGATGCGAGCTCGGCTGGGCGACGAAACCGCGCTCGAGGATGACGGGGATGTCGACCAGTACGAAGTGAGCGAGAGCGACCGCGAGCTCCTGCTTGCGCTGTCGGACGAGATCCGGCTGCTGGGGCCGTCGGAGTACAGTGAGCAACGTCACGAATTCTTGCTCCGCCGGGGCGTCGTCATCGCGAAGCGAGTGGGTGGGCTCGCCGACGCCGTCCAAGACCGTGCCGCCGCCGAAGACGTCGTCGCCTGGATCAACACCGAGCAGACCGACAGCCCCGAGACAAACAAGGACTACCGCGTCGCTTTTCGGAATATCGCGAAGATCGTGACCGACGGCGACGACATTCCCAGCGCCGTCGAGTGGGTCCCGGGCGGCTACCCGGAGAACTACGACCCGGCGCCGGACCCGGGCCAGATGCTCGGGTGGGAAGAGGACATCCAGCCGATGATCGACGCTTGTCTGAACTCTCGTGACCGAGCGCTGGTGACGCTGGCGTGGGATCTCGGCCCGCGACCGGGCGAACTGTTCGACCTGACGGTGGGGAGTGTTGCGGATCATAAGTACGGAAAGAAGGTCACGCTTCGGGGGAAGAACGGGCGTCGCTCGCCGGTCCTGGTCCCGGCGGTGCCCTACGTACAGCGGTGGCTCAACGACCACCCTGGTGGCGCGCCGGACGACCCGCTGTGGTGCGGGCTCACGGGCGCCGCCCCGATCTCGAACAACCGAGTGCGGGACGCGCTCAAAGAGATCGCCGATCGTGCCGACATAGAGAAGGACGTCACACCGACGAACTTCCGGAAGTCGTCGGCCAGCTACCTCGCCAGCCAGGGCGTTTCGCAGGCCCATCTCGAAGACCACCACGGGTGGACGCGAGGATCGGACATCGCGGCCCGCTATATCGCCGTGTTCGACGACGCAAATGAGCGCGAGATCGCCCGCGCGCACGGCGTTGACGTCGAGGCCGACGAGCCTGACGACATCGGCCCGGTAGTCTGCCCCCGCTGTGAACAGAAGACCCCGCGAGAGCAGGATGCCTGCGTTTGGTGTGATCAGGTGCTCTCCCAGCGGGCAGCCGAAACGGCTGAGGAGCAGCGGTCGGACGCCCGGCAGTCGCTCCGAGCAGCCGACGAGGAGGCCGTTGCCGAGGCCGTCGACCGCATCGAAGCGGCCCTCGGTAACGACGTTTCGCTGCGGATGGAAGTCGTCGACGATGAGTGACCGCGAGGCAGCCTCAGACATCGTAGCCCTCCTTTCGCAGCGTCTCCAAGGCGTTCTCGGCCCACTTGGCGTAGGGGACATCGGCCTCTGCGACGGTCTCGAACTCCTCGCGAAGCTCGTACAGTGCCTCGAGGCGTTCTTCGCGACGGTCGTCGAGGCTGTTGCTCACGGCTCCCACCCCACCGTAGACGGGGACTCGTCGGCGTTGATCACCCGCCGCCGGTAGTCGCGGTTGAGTGGGCCGTTGACTCCGACGTACCGGGCGGCGATCTGTGCCAAGAGGACACCACGCGAAACGCCCCCCCGGTCGGCGATCTCCGCGGCCTCCTCGAGGAGGACCTCCGGCGGGAGCTCGGCGTCGATGTTCGACCGGGAGATCGCCGTCTCGACGTTCTGCCGAACGGACGTGCCCTGGACGTCGGCCGCCAGGAGGACATCCGCGAGGACCTCCTCGATGATCTGGGTGTGGATCCGGCGAGCGTTGTCGGGCAGGGCGGCCTCCACCGGAAACCTGGGGAGCCGGGACGCTGGGTATGCATACGACTTCCGGGGCGAGGAGACTTTATCCTCGCCGGTCGGGAGGAACACGCACTTGTAGACGTCGTCGGACTCTGTGAGGCCGTACTGCTGGGCCATCGCGTCGTCGACGTCGACCTCTGGGTGCTCGACGGCGTCGCGGTGGTCGCGACCGACGACCCGCAGCGGCGTGTTCCGGGCGCGATCGAGCACGACGCTCCCGAGGCGGATGAACTGCTCAGTCACGGCGCTCACCTCCTGAGCGCCCAGTATCCGTGTTCACTGAACGGGCGTTTCCGCCGTCGGCGCGTGCAAAAAACTGGTCGAGTTCTGCTTGGCCGTCGACGAACGGTTCGATGTCTTTGGGGTCGTAGTTCAGAACCAAGCACTCGTTCACCTCCTCCGCTGGCCCGTTGTGGCCGGCCGCCATCAGGAACTTCGTGGTCCGCGTGACGAGCGTCTCGCCGACCTCTCGGATGCAGCTGGGCGGCGTTGAGTAAGAGACGGCCCACCGACCCTGGATGTTGTCGAGTGCGTTCGCGAGCGCCGAGTGGTCAAGGTCCTCCCCCCGGCGGTAGCGGAACGTCGCATCGGCGTACGGCGGGTCGAGGTAGAACAGCGTGTCGGCGCCGTCGTAGCGGTCGAGAATCTCACGGTAGTCGTCGTTCTCGACAACGACCTGGCCCCGGAACCGGTCGCCGAACGCCCGCAGGCGCTCAATCTGGTTCTGGTAGGTAAGCGCCTGGTTTCGTGAGGTGCTGGTCTTGAACCCTCCCTGATAGCGGTATTTCGCCGCGAACGCGGTCGCTCGCAGGAAAAAGAACACCCCAGCTCGGCGCACGGGATCGTCCGGCCGCCAGCCGCCGTACCAGTCCGACGCCCACTCGTCGTACTTTTTACGGGCGAGCGGAAGATTGTCGAGCCAGTCCGCGAGTTCGGCGCCGTTCTCCCGAAGTACGTCAAAGAACTTGACGAGGTCGCTATCCAAGTCGTTGTAGACTTCGACCTTGCTCTCGGGCTTGTTCGCGAGCACTCCGGCAGCGCCGCCGAACGGCTCGACGTAGCACTGGTGGTCGGGGAAGTGGCGGACAATCCATTTGGCGTGCTTCGCTTTGTTCCCCGGATACGGGAACACTGAGCGGCCGGACATTTCGATTTCGGCGCCGTGTTCGGTATCGTCCATAGACTGCTCACCCATCTGTCTCACCCCCATCGAGCCGCCGGACCAGCTCCTTCAGATGCTCACGCCGAAGACAATACGAGTGCACGTCGAGCGTGTCGCCGTCCAAGGACTCCGTCAGCAGCCGGGTGAGCTCGTAGATATTCGCCTCGGCGACGGTCGAGCGCTTGAGATCGGTCACTCGGACGGCCAACGCCTGCCGTTCGGACCGTGTGAGCCCCAGGGTGCTCGACCCGCCGTAGCGGTCGGGATCACCGCCGACGGCACGAGCGATGCGCTTCCGGAGCTCGCCACAGCGGAGGTAGCGGAGCTCTTCGTCGTCGACGACATCGTGGCTACTCGCCACCGTCGGTCACCTCCTCCTGCCCCCACGTGACGATCGTCCACTCGACGGCAGGATCGTTGGCTGGGGGTGTCTTTGTGGCCTCGCCGGGCAACGCGAGGAAGTCGATCCCCTCGCCGGGTACCCGACACCGCCACAGCCACGGCGCTGTCTCGGTCACCGCCACCCACCTCCCGTGGTTCCGTCGTCTTCCTCGACGGGGTCGGCCCCGCACTCGTCGCAGCGGTAGCTCGTCTCGCTGTCGTGCCCGCAGGCGGGGCAGGCAACCGTGCCGCCGTCGCTGATGAGGTCACTCTGCTCGGTCAGCCCGACGCAGTTCTCCACCGCGAAGGCGTCTTCGACGCGACGGCACGGGTCGTGGTCGCCGAGAGTCTCCTCGCCGAACCACTCGGCCTGTATGTACTCGCCAAACTCGTCACTGCTGGTCGTGAAGCCCATCCTCTCGGTATCGGTCCAGAACCGTGCGAGCACGAAGTCCGCGTGCTCGTCGTCGCGGTCGATCCAGCCGTAGACACGGATGCACTGCGTGCCGTCGTAGTCCTCGACGATGAAACGGTCCCAGGTGACGAGCGGGACGCGTTCGAGCTTCTCGGCGATCCAGTCGCGGTTGCGGACTGGTTCCTGCCCGCCGTCAGTGACGGGGCGGTCACCTCCCCCGGCACAGCGCGGACAGACGGCGAGGCCGTCAACAGTCTCCAGCTCGTTCAGCGGACACGAGCTACCGCAATGTTCGCAGCGGCCGATTTCGGGCTGCATCGGACGGCCGCCGTCGGTCACGACGGGCTGGTCGTCCTTGAGCCGGCAGGACTCTCGCAGGAGGCCCCGGCGGACGAACTTGATCCAGCCGCAGCCCTCAGCCGTACACCGGAGTTCCGCGAACGCCCCGTTCACGGGATGTCGCAGCTCTCGAATGCTCCCGCACTTGTTGCAGGGCATCAGTCCACACCCCCCTGGAGGACCTCGCGAGCGTCCCCGACGTCGTCCATCTGCTCGGCGACGCGGCGACGGGCCTGCTCGCGGGAGAGTCGGCGCTGCTGATAGTCGCTGATGGCAACCTCGATGGTGTCCGCGAGGCGGCGAACGTCCGTCGCGAGGCTCTGGAGTCCGTCGATGAACTCCCGGTCGACGGCGACGCCCCCGTCGGGCTCCGCCGGCGTCTCCTGACTGTCCTCGTCGATGTTCTCGTCGAGGAGTGTCGCCTCGGAGAGCGGGCTCTCGGCGAGATTCTCGGCAATGTCCTGGCCGGTGTGGCGCCCGATCCCGTCGACGGTCGCCAGCGTCGCCGCCAGCACGCGCGGGACCCTGTCGGCAAGGTCGAGCAGGTCCGGCAGCGTGAGCTCCGAAGCGAGAATTGCCTCGGCGAGCGTGTCGCCGACGCCGACGACGGCGTCCGCGAGGGCGTGCTCGTCGCACCGGACGCGGATGGCCCCATACCGGGTGGTGAACTGAACGGCAGCGTCCCGGTCGCAGGTCCGCCGGCCGCAGGCGGGATCGCTCACGGGCCACGCACCCCCTCGACGGCGAGGCCGCCGTCACGGCCGTCGGCGGTTCGATAGGTCCGGTGGCGCCGGTCGCCGGCCGCCTCGATAGTGCCGTCCTCGGCCAGCTGCCGGAGAACGCGCCGTCGCTCTCGGCGCCCGACCGGCTGGGCGACCGTCCCGCGGTAGATCAGCGGGGCCAATCGCTCGTAGACGTTATGGAGGTCGCCGGCGTCGACGGGCTCCAGGGCGGCGACGAGCTCGTACAGCACTGCCGCCCTGGTCGGTGCCGTCCCGACGCCGGTCTCCACGAGTGCGTCGGGGTCGCTCATCGCGTCACCTCCGTCACGGTGTCGGTAGTGATCCAGCGGCCGGGGTCCTCGCTGTCGGCGAAATGCATCCACCCCGACGCTGTCCGGTGGACCTCGGCGAAGCGCTGGGGCTCCGGTTCGCCCGGACGTGCACGCCCGTCACACCGGAGTTCGGTGGAGCTATCCGTCTGCTGTGCGTCTTGCTCGTTGTCGGGGGTCCTGGCCCCTGGCTGATCCTTCTGCGCGTCGCTGTCCGTCGAGTCGCTACTGTCTCGGCCGTCGTCGGGACGACCGACCGGTTCGGTGCTGCCGGTGGGGTCGGTTTTTTGACCCCGGTCGTGCGATCGTGTCATGGCTTCGGAAACCCTCGGAGAGGGATTTCGGAAGCCGCGCCCGACGTGCGTCTACACGTCGGGCACCTTTTCAGGCACCCCGATGGGATCGGCTTCCGAGTCCGACTGTGGCACGGCGTCACTTAGTATTACCGTTGATTAGTTACCGACAGCGAGTCAGCAACGGTACTAAGTAACACAATACCGTTGGTAACATCCATGGTTAGTACCACGGCCGATGTGATGCGTCTTAAGCTCCCGACGGACGAGATGATCCTTCAGGAGCTTCTTGACGGGCGCAACCTCGCGGCAAACATGGCGGCCGAAATCGGTCGGAGCCGAAACTACGTGAACCAGCGGATGCCACATCTCCGTGATTACGGTCTTGTTGAGCGCGTCGGTCCGGTCCAAGATCTCGGTCTCTACGAGCTCACCGACCGCGGCGAGGCCGCTCTCCAGGTCATCGACCGATACGACGAGGTCGAGGACTTCGAGGCGCTGGTCGAGCGCGAACTCGGCGAGTCGACCAACGACGGGGAGTGAGCGCATCCCGTCTGGGACGACGGCGAGAGACCACTTAGTTCGGTGCTGTATTTCCGACCCCCTCTCACTGCACAGCTGACTCGGGGAGGTCGACCCGGGGCGTGACGGCCTCGTCAACGACGGCGTGTTCGCAGCCGTTTGCCCCCCGCACGTCGAGTAGATCGTACGCGCGAAGTTTCTGAAGCTTGTTCCGTCTCGATCGTCGCGAGATGGGCTCGACCGGACGCCCCTGATAGACGTCGTCGGCGACGACGTCGTAGCGGTCATGCAGCGCCTGCGAAGTGACCGGTGCCGCCCGGTACACCAGTGCGTACACCACCTGGTGGTGATAGGGCAGTGACCGCAGCGACAGCTCTCGAATCCGATGCTCGGCGCGCTCGGCACTGTTGACGACGTCGCGAGGCTGGATGCGGCGGTGCTCGTGCTCGTCGGCGAGTTCGGCGGCCGCACGGAGTCGTTGGATGCCCTGCCGAGCCACGCCGGCGGCGTCGTTGGCGAGCTGCTCCAGGCGCTCGCGGGTGACACTTCCGCGGCGGAGCCCGTGGTGGGCGCGCCGCTCGAGGATGTTCGCCAGCTCGTCGACGCTGTATCGATCGAGCCCGAGGTGGTGTTTGCCGCCCCAGCGCGAGGACCGGTCGGGCAGTCGCCCGCGCCATTCGACGGCGTCGTGGCAGATGCAGACCAGCGACAGTCCGGGCAGCACACCAACTCGATCGAGCAGGTCCGTCTCGGGGACGTCGTCGGCCTCGTCGAGGACGGCGACCAGCGGGGCGTTGTCGAGACACTCCCGTAGCCGGGTGGCGATGTGCTCGGTCGGCTGATTGCTGGCGGCGCCGTTACTCGCCGGGTGCGCCCGGAGGAACGCCCGGAGGACGTCACCGGCCGTCTTGCCGAGTGCCCGGACGTAGGCGTGCTCGACGCCGGCGTGCTGCCAGAGTCGGTCGAGGGCGTACCGGACGAGTGCAGTCTTCCCGACGCCAGAGGGACCAGAAAGGAGGACGTCCTCGGCGCCATCGCCGTGGGCGGCGGGCTGGAGGAGCCGGATCAGCTGCGAGACCTCGGCGTCGCGATGCAGCAGCGCCTGCGGTCGGTGGTCCTCACGGAAGACCCGCGGGTCCGTTATCATACCCCGGATGACAGGTGAAGGATATATAAAACGGTGCTGTAGTTCCGGCCCGCACGCGGTTTAAACGCGTTGATAACCCAACCCGGAGCTTTTTTGTATGAGACTATGAATTTCAGTTGTATCCCATGACGCACGAACGCACCCGTGAGAGAAACGGCTCGCCAGACATTAATATTGACAATGAAGTGACGAATGTGTCGCCAATTGATGACTCGGAAGATGCTCGCCAGACGGTGATGGACCGCTACAACGCCGGTGAAAGTGTCATCCAGCCCCCCGAAGATGATGGGGTGTCGCTTGGTGAGGCTATTCGGGAGCAACTGCGAACGTACAAGTGATGGATGGTACGCGACGTCGATCTTAGTACGGCAAGTCAACGCATCGACAGCTGTATTGACGCCACGAACGACACACTCCGTCAGACTGAGCAGAATGATAACGGGGTCACTAACGCTTGGGTCGTAGAGCGGGGTGAATACGTCTATTCTGTCGAGCATCAGGACGGATTCAATTATTTCCTGATCAACTTCGCGTACCAAATCCCGACAACAATAGCTCAAATTATTGACCAACAGGATGCAGAGAGGATTCTTTCAGCGTCGGATGCCGACGCACCCGACGATGATCAAGAACGTCTTCATCTTGCCGCTCAGATACTTCTAAACGACACCCCGGACGACATCCAACAACGGTTTGCAAACGAGCTCATACAGCTGATGAGCCATCCTGGTGTGGCATTTGGCTTGAAGACCACAGACAGCGGCGCTGTCATCGGGTTTGATCTCATGGAGTATATTTACCCATTCAGTGATGAGTTCAGATTCAGCGAATTTAACGAAGCGGTACAGACGGTGACGACAGTAGGCAACGCCGCCATGACATATGTTCAGATGAGCCTGGACATCCAGTCGGCGATCGATGCGCAGACGCCGGACGGGCCCGTTCCATATATCCGCTAATTCTCACCCACCTGGCCACTGCGCGACCACATTCAGGTCGACATCGCTATCGACGACGCTCATCGCCGGCCCTCCCGCCGAAGCCGCCGCCGGAGGAAGTCCCCCAGCGCGTCGGGCTCGACCCATTCCGGAACGGCACGCTCACCGGTCCAGAACTCGACAACTCGCAAGTGCTTGCACCGCACCCCGCGGTGCAGGGCGTCCGGGCAGTCGCAGTAGCCGCCCAGCAAGTCGACCGAATAGCGCTCGCGACCGGAGAAGACGACGTGGCTGGCGACCTCGTCGATGTCGACCAGGTCGGCGTCGAGGACCTGGAGGTCCTCCTGGAGCGCACGCAGCGTGCGCGAGTCCGGTTCGACTGGCTCGGGGTCGGCGGCCTCGGCGTCCGCGGTCTCGGCGTCGGCGCTCATGCCTGCCCCTCCCCGCTGCGGCCAAGCGGAGCGCCGCAGTGCGCACAGGCGAACATGTCGCTCCCTCGCGTCGGGACGAGCTCCCGCCGGCGGTCACACGACAGACAGTGCTCGTGGCGGATGAGCGCGCTCATGGCTCGACCCCCGTCCGAAGCCGCGAGGCGGCGATCGCACAGTTCAGACTACCGTAGATGCCCGTAACGACCGTGACTGTCCCGGACACATCGTCGCACACAGCGACCACGTCGACGTCGAGGGCGCCGTCGAACCGGACGTCCGAACGAATGGTAACGTGGCCGCACATCAGTCCCGCACCTCCACGCGCTCGGCCAGCGTGCCGACGAGCCCCCTCGAGTCGCCTTCGTAGTTGCACTCCTGCCAGCCGTGACGGGCGTCAATGTAGCTCACCCAGTCGCCGAGGGCGTCGATGTCGGCGACGAGCGTGGTCTCTGCGTGGACGTTCACCCACAGGCGACCGTGATAGCGGCTGTAGTAGTGGATGTCGCCCTCGCCGTCGACCCCGAGACGGCGGGCGTCACTCGGCAGTTCGATACTGTCTTGGGTTCGGCGTGCGTTCGTCGTCATGCTCGGTGTCTCCGAGCGCGGTCGGGCGTGTACCAGCACGCCCCGGCCATTCTGCGACCGGTGTCCCGCGCTCTACTACCTACAACGCACCGGGGGCACTAATACCCTACGACTCGTAAGCTATTTATCGTAAGCTACAACACACAGTCCGCGTGTATATGACGTATGGGCACGACACCCGCAAGTGTGCTGTCGGAGGACGACCTCAACGGGACGGACGCGCGGCTCCTCGATCTACTTCACGATGGAAGGATCACCCCGCCGTATGCTGCCGAGCAGTTGGAGAAGAGCCGCGAGTACGTTTCCGAGCGGTTGATCCGCCTCAAAGAACACGACCACGTCCGCCGCATCCACCGCGGCCTCTACGAACTCGTGGATGACCCCCGAGAGGAATGAGCGATGGTCCACGCGACTACGACCGGCAGTTCACGACGATCATCAATCGGCGGGCGCAGATACGTGCCGGACTCTCAACACACAAAGGCGACGTCGAGCGGTTCTTTGTCCAACTGGAGTACTGGCTTGACGGTCAGTGGCTCGAGGTCGTCCGGTTCGATCATACTCCCGATACGGAGTTCGGCCACGATATCACGGATGACGGGCTCCACATGGATATCTACCGTGACGGCCAGAAGCACCGCGTGAAAGACGACTTCCCGCCGGTGGAGTTAAACCGCGCGCCGCGCTACTGCACGGCATACATCCGCGAGCACGCCGACCGGCTCATCAGGAGATTCGAACAATGGCACAACGTGAACGGGACCGACCGATGACCGACGAGGAGATCAAGGATGTAGCCGAGGCAGCCGACGATCTCGGTGAACGGATGGTCGAAGTTCTCGCGGATGAGACAGGCCGCGAGCCTGAAGAGTTCGAGATCGATCCCGACGACTGCGAGTTCCCCGATCCCGACGCCTGACGACGGGGTTCTAAGTATGGGTAACCGAATCCCCGGCAAAAACCAAGGAGATCCGAAAATGGCACGAAATCAGAAACCGATGAGCGAGGACGAGATCGAGGCGCTCCGCGAGGAGATGGACGAACAGCGCGAGGACATCCGCAAAGCGCTGGCCGAAGACCTCGGCGGAGAGCCCGAGGACTACGACGCCGAAACGTACCTCAACGACCGCGCTGGCGACCCCGTGGCCGACGGCGGCGAGTGATTTTCGGTTTTTTCTCTGAAGGGGGTGCGGGCGACGGGGGCGTGAGCGACGAATGAGCGATGCGGCCCATGAGCGGCAACCCTGTGCGCGCTGGGTCACGCCCACGGCTCGTTGTTCGGGTACGCCCCTACGCAGCCAGCGCGCGGCACGTGGTCATATGGGATGTATGAGACGCCCGTCGCCTGATACATGGGCTGCCCGTCCCCCGACTCGCTGGCGTCAAAGCGGGTTACGCCCGTGGGGTAGTAGTCGGGGTTGTGCATATCCCGCAGGACGTAGCCGCCCGGCATGGTTGTGAGCGCGCTGTATGTATCCTTGTACGGGACGACACCCGTCCACGGTTGGTTGCCGTCTGTCGCCAGACGCCCGAATATCCCGTCGTTCTGCGTAGCCACCTCGTACACAACGTCCCCGTTCGGCATTACGGCCACGTCGTTGCCAGGGAACTGCTCCCCCGTGGCGTCCTTCGTAGAGAGGTCCGATGTGTAGTGGTCAAGTTCGCCCGCGCCCGCAGCGTCCTCGCGAGTCACCCACACGCCGCCCGTGGGGTCGGCTGCGATGGCGTAGATGTTATTCACCGACCGCGTGTTCCGCACCGTCCCGTCAGCCTCCAGCCGGACGAGCGTGGAGGCGTCGTCACACGCGAACGCGCCCCCATCCGCTGTCGCCGCGAGCGAGTTGCTCACGTCACCGAAGCGCACAGTACGGATTGAGTTGGACGAGATGGTGTAGGACCACGTCGGGCTTCCGATGAAGCCGTCCGAGCCATTCCAGTCCGCCGCCTCGACAACCACGTCGGTGTCGCGCACCGCCAGCACGTAGACGCGTGAGTCGCCCGTCGCCGACACTTCGGCCACGTAGTTGATGACGTTTGCCGCGTCGGTGTTTCGATATACGAAGGCGCGGGCGTCCACCTCTCTTCTCCCGACGCCGAGGTCCGGCGGATAGCCGCGGATGCGGGTGTAGCCGCTAACCGACCCGGACATGATTACCGCGGGGTTCGACCCCGCCAACATCGTCACCGAGAACGCCGCGTAGGAGGAACCAGAACTCATCACCGTGTCGCGGGTGCCGACACGGCCGCCCGTCGCTATTGCCCCCGGTTGCGTGCCGTCGAAGCGGTGCAGAAGTGACACTCCGTCTAACAGGTAGAACTCTGTCTGGTCGGGCGTGAATCCCGACATACTCGATGCGGCGTTGACCGTCACCGTCTCATCAGCGTCGTCCGCAACCGTGAGGTTGTCCTTAAAGTTGATCGCCGTGCTGTCGCTGACGACGAGTGTGCCGTCATCCTCAACGTCAACGCCGCGCGCATTGACGACACTCGCCAGCGGTGACCGGTTCGTCTCCGTGGCTGTGTCGTTCGCCGTATCAACGGTGCCGATGAGAAGCGCCCCCGGCGACGGGATGGCGGCCTTATCGGTCGCATAGTAGATAATCGTCGACGTCGAGGCCGTGCCGTCAATGTAGATGTTGTTGGTTGTGCCATCAACTAGTTCAAGCCCCGACGCCGCTTGCGGGTTGACGGCGAGGTTCGATCCCTCGCGGAACAGATAGACGCGGCCTTCGCTGATGTCGAGTGTCGGCGGTGACGCGCCGTAGTTTGGCGAGAAGGTAAGCCCGTCATGGACGAACGATGACAGATGCCCCCAGTCCTCGGGGTCGTTGAGGTCGAGATTGCGAACGGGCGAGATGTCCTCGGCCCCACGCGCCGCTTGTGAGTCCGGCGAAATGAAGGGATTGCTGCGGACGCTGCCGGTCGCCGTGATGGAGTTTGTAGTCATGGTTGTGTCACACCCGTTCACTCACACTCTCAACGCGAGTGCGGAGGTCCGAGACGATCTCCCCGGCCGAGGCCCTGTTTTCGAGCTGGATGGCCGTCGTCCCGACCGCACTTTCCACCGACCGGATGAGCAGCGTCTCGCCGTTGGTGGGGACATCCGAGGGGTTGATATCCTCCACGACGCTAAAGCCCGTCTCGTCGCCGGGGATCGTCAGACTGCCCTCGTATTGGGGCATGCTCGCGGCCGCGACGATCCGCTCGGCGGCGAGCCGGCAGCCCCGGTCAGTCGCCAGCGGTGGGATTCGAAGCACATCCGTCCGGGGGTTCGCCGACCCGTCGTCGGCCGCGCCCTGCGGGACGAACCGGTAGGCCACATCCAGCCGGTCGCCATCCGCAATCGTCCCGTTGGACTGGGCGGTCACGTCCCCAGCATCGTAGTCGATCGCGTAGTCGCTGCCCCGCTCGTACCGCGTACCGTCATCGGCGTTGACGACTTCCTCAGAGTCTCGCAAGAGATTGTCCTGTGTGAGTGCAACGCTGGTGCCGAGGTCGGCCCGCACGCGGTCCTCTTGGCGCTGTGTGCCCCCCTTGACGACCGCTCGCTGGATACCCTCGGCGGTGGTCTTGCGGACGTCGTAAGTCTCAATAGCGGGGTCATCGCTCGCCGTCCGTTGCCCGGTCTGTGCAAACTCCACCTCGATGTCGCTCGCCGAGTTGCGGACTACACCCCACGCGAAGTCACCCCGCACCGTCTCCGAAAACCGTGAGAGGACAGCCGAGAGTTGCCCGTCGAACCGCTCGGAGACAATGAGCGGCATATCCTCCAGGTCGGCGTTGATCGTCACCTCCGAGGCAGACTGGCCGTTGATACCCGTCGCCGGGGTTGAACTCGCCGACCCGAAGCGGGAGAGTGTGAGCCGCCCCCGAACAGTAGCGCCTCGGTCGGCGAACGTGACGCTGTGCGTCGTCGCGTTCGTCGCCTCATCGTACGTCTCCCCGCGATCGCTCGACAGCGCGATCGCCTGCTCATTGGTCGCGTCGGTGACCGAGACGGTGATCTCGGCGGCGGGCACCGACCGCGTCACCTCGGCGTCCGAGAGGGGAATGTTGACGGCGCCGGGGTAGAACTCCGGGCCAGCAAGGGCGTCGTCACTGTTGAGCGTGGTATCGAACGTGTAGCCGTAGCGGTCGTCGAAGGGGGCGAGGACATCAACCGGGACGTTATCCTCCGACAGCGCGGTCACCTCCATCCGGAGGGTGTGGTCTCCGGCCTCCAGGTAGAGGTCCTGCGCCTCGGTGCGAATCCAGAAGAGGTCACTAAGCGTCTTGAACCCCTGGACGGCACCACCGATGCGGTAGCCATCCAAGAGGATATCAAACTCATGCCCCAACGGGATGCCCCCGCTCTTGCCGACGGCCACCGCCGCCCGCGGGGCGCCCGGCGGCAGTGCGTACTCGGTTGTGAAGTCAAACTCCACGAAGTCCCCGACCGACGCGAGTTCGACCGCCTCGCCGTTCGAGTAGATGGACGAGTCCGACACCGTGCTCGCGTTCGTCCGGGTCACCGACGCTTCGGCTTCGGTTGTGAACGCCGTCTGGAGCAATGAGAGGTCGCCGCCGGACACCTCGTAGGGGTCGGTGGCGGTCGGCCCGTTGCTGGGCAGTAGCGTCTCCCACTCGGCGTCCGTGCTCGCGCTCTGGGCGGTGACGCCCGCGTCGGTGGCCGTCGGCGGCGTGGCGACATCCACCGAATAGGAGGTATTATTCGAGAGCAACGTCTCGGCGGCTGCGTGCACCTCCGCGGCGTCATACTGCGCTTGCACGCGCGAGCGCAACTCAACCCCGCCCCGACCCGTCAGAATGGTCGCCTCCGGGCGCAGTTCGACGTCCTCCAGTTGCTCGATAGGGAGCGTGTCGCCGTCGACCGTGACGGTCATGGCGGCGTCCTCCCACCGCGATTCTTGGAAACTTTCGTCGCGCTTGATGGGAATTGTGACCGACGGCAGGGCGTTGACCGACGGCGTGAAGGCGGGGGCGATGCCCGCCTGCTCGGCCGAGAGGACGTCCGGGTCGCGGGTGGTCCCCTGCGAGTCTGTGAGGATGACGCTCCAGGTCATGTGTCAGGCGGGATCATCAGAGAGGACGATGTCAGCGCGCCACAGATTATCAAACCCGGCGTCAACGCGCTTGACCTCGGTGCGGCTGGCCGCCAGCGCATAGGTGCCGTCGGCGGGCTGGGACGCGGCGCCTTGCGTTTCGAGATCGGCGTTTGGCACGCCCGGGTCGTTGAGGATGTCGTCGCGGAAGGCATCCGCGACGCGCTGTGCGCGGGAGCCGCGCCAGTAGACCGTGAGCAGCCGCTCACCGGGTTGTAGCGACACGGGCTCGGTGACGGGGCTCCCCCCGCCGACCGTGCCGAGACGGGCGGCCTCTTGCTGTTGGCGGTACGTCTCTGTCTCGGTCGTCTCCAGCGGGAGTGGGATACCCGGCGAGTCGCTGCCGGCCGGCGTGAGAAAGCGATCCTGTGGCATCTGTCGTTACCTCACTGGAGGTCCTCGATCACTTCGTTAAGATCGGTTGTCTCGACGAATTTGAGCGTCCCCGAGAAGTCCGAGGGGCCGGACTCAATGTCGTAGGTCAACTCGGCACTCCGAAAGCCTACTTGGAGGGGATCAAAGACGCCGCTTGAGGAATACTCCCCCACCGACAGCGTTGCGGGGTTGTTGCTGCCTATCTCGGCGTTGGCGAGGTCCTGTTCGAGATATTGCAGCTTCGTGAGCGGGCCGTCGTCGCTGTTCGCGTTCCCCCAAGTGTTCGTATTCCCCTTGAAGTTGCGAAAGCGGATCGTGACAAAGCGGACGCCACCCCCGAGGTTGAGCGTGATCGCCTGCTTTGAGGAGGCACCGGACACCTTCGAGACGATATTCGCAAACAGCGAGCCGGACTCAAATACAGCCTGTGACTGCTGCTTAAACTCAATGTCAATACCCGTCTCCGATGCGTAGGTGTTACCACTCGGCAGGTCAAGTCGGAACTGGTTGAGAGCTGACATAGTGCGAGTGTGTCTCCGTGTGTTATCGGGAGGTAGTGTTCATCCTTGGCGGTTACGCGGACCGATTATGGCTGTCCGTTCCTCGCCGCCGTTACCACGCCGTGCTAATCGGGGGCGGTCACGTCCCAAGTCGGTCCTCGCGGATTGTCGCCAGCATAATTATTACAACTGATTTGTAAGATGGCGCCAATGCCATACTGTACCGAGTGTGGAACTGAATACAACGCGTCTGCTGACTTTTGTCCATCGTGCGGATCGGCAGTCGGGGAGAACACCCAGGGAGAGCAGCCTGGGGGAATTAGTGACGCAGACGGCGGCGGACTCATCACACGGCGGCGAGCTCTCCTTGGAGGGGGTGTCGTCGGTGGAGTACTTATTGGAGGCTTCGTGCTTGGCGGGCTGGGAGGGGGCCCACAGCACCAACTCAACGGTGGGGGGTGGGAAGTCACGACCAGTAGTGGAAATAGAAGCGAGAGCCTCACCGGAACTGTGACACTACCGGGAGGAGACTACGCTGCCCGTGAGTTGAATCCTGCTGTGGGCGTGGATGTGAGGATAGATTTTGATGTTCCCAGCGGCCAGCCAGTTGACATTCTCATGATGAACCAGACTAATTACAGTGACTACAGAGAGACAGCCGACAACATACAATTCAATGGGAGGTTATCTGCCACTGACTCCACAGGTGATACCCTTACCGGTGGCATCGGAGCAGGCGACTATCGATTCATTGTGGATAACACCGGGGTCTATGGAGCGGCCCCCAATGGCGAAGTGAGAGTGGACTTCGAACTCATCGCGAGCGTGTAGGGGCCGCGCCAATCAGAATCACGTGTCAAAGGCGACACGAGGGATGTGTGGGCTATCGACGGACGGCGCTTCCAGTGCCACCGGGGCCGGAAGCGAGGTCGTCGCGGACGGCGTTGACCGCCTCGTTGACCGCTTCTCTCTTTACTCGGTCCAGTTCGTCGCGGAGTCGGCGTTCAATATCGCGTGTGTCGCGTACCGCAACGTCAACTTCAGAGGAGACATCCACGCTCGCGTTCGTCTCCTTGGCGGCGCGCTGGGTGTTCTGCCTCCGTGAGGACGGCGGTGTATCGGTACGGTTCTGCGCGATCACTTCACTGGCGGCGGTGTTCGGCTCTTTGAAAAGCCGCAGCGCGTTCGTTCTCCGTGAGAACAACGGCGTGTCGGGAGGCTGTGTAATCTTATCACTGGTGGTCGCGTCTGTCTCCCGCGACGTCGACGACGTGTCGATGCGGGTCTGATCCGGCAAGAGATCGGCCGACTGTGTGAACTCCGTGACGGCCGTGCTGAAGTCGTTTATCGCTGGCTCTAAGATGTTGTCAAAGGCGGTGAAGAAGCCACCACCGCCCCCGCTGTCGCGGTTGTCGGGGAGTGGTGACGTATCAATAAACCGTTCAAAGGCGCCTGCAGTTCGGTCTGTCGCACTCAAGATGTCATTAGCCGTTGACTCGCCGGGGAGCGGGGCATCCTCGGCTGGGACGGTCTCCTCGCCGTTGTCGCGGTCACCGCCGGACAAACTCTCAATGAAATCAACAATTGGTCCTAGTCGACGGTCCTGTCCTTCGGGGCTGAGAATCGTGGGGGGGATGTCGCTCCCCGTCACCTCCTCTTTCGTATCCTCAATCTTGCTGTCCTTGAGCACGTCCGAGGGGATGATCGGGAGGCCGGGGCCGGGTCCAAGCCCCACCGTGCGAGGGAGGACTTTGCTCGCGAATGGGGCGGCAGTTGCGAGTATGTTCTTGGCCTTGAGGGCGGGCTTCTTCGGATTGAAAAACGGGATGATGGAGTTATCATCGCCCGGACCGCCACCGACGCCGGCGCCCCGTGAGAGTTCATCCTCTATATCTTCAAGCAGCGCGTTGCGGTCTTCGGCGAGATTCGTGAGTGTGCCGAGCCCGCTGGCGACGTCGCCATCAGCACCCCCGATACTACCGGCGATCGGGCTGCCGTCCGTGCGAATTGTGATGTTCTCGCCAATCTTGGACAGCTCTGATTCCGCTTCCTCACGGGCACGCCGCACGCTGGCCATGTCGAGGTTCAGAGCGAGCGCTCCCTCAGTCCGGAGCTCTTCGTTACCGTTGGCACTCATTCGTTGGGGGGTTCAGGTGGGTGGTATGGGTCGCGGTCACGGAGTCGATACAGTAAGTACGCCGGGACGGTGACGATCCACAGCACAAGGACCGCCACCACTACGACGATGGGGTACTTCACGTCGATCTCATCAGCGGCAACCGCCTTGCGGGCGTCGTAGTATACGAAGGGGACACTCGCTACCACAGCGGCGCCCGCAGCAGGGGGTGCGGCGGTCGGCGTCGTCAGCTGCACCAGCATGAATACAACCCACAGCCCGCCGATAAGCGCAAGCGGCCAGCGTGGAGCACTCACCTCGGCGTTGATGGCGTGTCCGCACCCAGGGCAGTACCGGGTGTCGTCGTGTTCGGCGCCGCACTCGGGGCAGTGGGGCATATCCGACCCAGGTGCCTCGGCGGGCATAATCCTACGGCCAAGTTCACGCGCCGTTTAATTCTGATCCCCCCTCACGTAGGCGGCGTACTGTCGTAACAACGACATCGGCCAGTCCCGCACGTCGCGGGGGTTGTGGCCGGCGGCGATCGCTGCGGCCTCAGCGAAGCGCGCCATGTCGGCCTCGGTGGCGTCTGGCACCCGCTTGCCCGCCGCAAGGCGTCGAGTGCGACTCAGTTTCCCTCGTCGTCCGTCTGCAACTGTTTAACCTCATGTTCGATCCACGCCACAACCGCTGGCGGGAGCCGCCGCAGGGCAGCGACGCGATCGGGGAAGTCGGGGTCAGCGCCGAGCCACGGGGCGTCCCGACACACAACCGCCGCGGTATAGGTCCGCCGCGTCCCCGCACCGTCTTGACCGACCGTTTCGTTCGCCAGCGCGTTCTCAACCCGCTCAGTGTCGCCGCGAGTCGTCATCCGGACGGTCACAGTGGCGTCCTCGCCCCACTCCTCGCAAGCGTCCTCAAGGACGTCCGTGAGGCCGGCGTCCTCAACTCGCTCGCGGGCGTCGCCGAGCGTGACGGTGCGGGCGGGCGGCCAGTCCGAGAGCCCTGTGTCCGACATGATTAGCTGGAGGCGGTGAGGCCGGTACCCTCGAACGTTACCGGCTCGGTCGTGTTCGTATCACCCGTCGCGGGGATGTCCTCCCACGCGTACGTCGCGGGGGTCGCCCCCGAGAGCGTGTAGTCGGCGACAACGGTGCCGTCCCGGTCGAAGGTGAGCGATACCGGCGACCCGCCGACGAGGTCCTGCGGCGATGTGGCCGACGAGCCGCCGAGGGCGAGCTTGTACTGTTCAGGGCCACTAAAGATGGCCGTAGTGTCGAGTGACACCTCGGGGGCGCCGAGCGTCGCCGCGACCGGCTCGCGCTGGGGGCCACGTTCCAAACGGGCGACATTTTGGAGCGAGAGCGTTGCCGAGGAGAGCTTTTCTTGGGTTACGCCATCAATTGAAAGTTCGGCGCCGTGGAACGGAACAGTATCCGTCTCGGGGGTGGTTGTCCCGGGCGTGACCGACTGGTTTGGCTCCTCCGATCCGGCCGCTGTCGTCAGCGACACCGTGACCGGCGACCCCTGCTGGTACTGTATCTCCCAGCCGGTGACGACACAGCCCTTGAGTTGTCGCTCGGTCGTGGCCACCGATCCGCTGTCGGCGTAGTCGAGGCCGACGTACAGCTCGAACGAGGGGAACAGCCCCGACGCGTAGGAGTCGTTGAGGCCTGAGCCGTCACTGTCGTTATTATAGACGATTTCGTGAAACTGATTGCCTGAGAGGACGAACTCAAGGCCGACGCCCGTTTCGAACTCCTGTGCGAGTTCCTCAATGGGGAACGGCTCATCCGGGGCACGGAGCGGGTCGAGCGCGTTATCAACTGTCAGGTCGGTGATGGTGGTGTCTCTGCCCGGCCGGCGATAGGTGGGCGATCCACCGACGCCGCCGAGGTAACTTTGCTCTACTGCGTATGCGATTTCTGCGCTTGCACTTCCTGTCATGTTTCAACTGTTAGGGTTTAGTTCGGTGCTGATCCGCGAGCCTCGCCCCGGAGGGGTCATCGGGTGCCGGCTTGTGGACTATCCAGTTTCGGTGAACGTGTTAGCGACCTGCACCGACCCCTGGAGGACAACGTGGTGGGTGCCGTCGCCGTCGTTGATAGAGGCTTGATGGACGTGTTCGGTGTCCGGCGTGAGCGATGCGGTGTCCGACGCCGACAGTTGCACCTCGAACTTCCCAGCGGCGGGATCGGTGACAGTGATACCACCGCCGGATTGTGACTTCGCAAATGTCGTTGTCCCGATCTCTTCGCCGATGGCGTAGTTGATATCGGCGACGTTCGAGAGGTCATACTCCGTGCCGTCCGAGGCGTCCTCAACGGACACCGTCAGCGTGACATCCTCGCCGGGGTAGATGGGGCCGCCCGTTGCCGTGCCGATGTCTTGGTTGCGTTCGACCATCTATATCTGTGCTTGTGTAGACGGTTAGTCGTAATTGATGTCGGCCTCCAGCGCGATGTCCTCGCGTACCGACCCGCTGAGCGTGACAGCGTCGTCCACGGAGGCCGACAGCGCTCGCTCGGCGGCCACGGAGGCGTCCAGCAAGGCCTCCTCGACGAGTGTGATCGTCGCCGCCTGTCCCGCGCCGACGGTGGTGCCCGGCGTCCCGGCGAGGGTGGCGGTCCCCGGCGCGGCAGTCGCCGTCTGCCCCGCGGCGACCGTGGTGCCGGCGGTCGCCGCGAGGACTTGCGGGACCTCAACCGTTGCCACTTGTCCGGCGCCGACCGTGGTGCCGACCGTGGCGGTGACCGCTGTCGCGTCCGGCGCGAGCGTGGCCGCGTGGCCGGTGCTGGCAGTGATGCCGGTGGTCGCGGTGAGGGTCTGCCCCGGCCTTACCGTCGTCGTCTGCCCCCTGCCCGTGGTTGTCCCTGCCGCTGCCGTGACCGCCGTGGTCCCGGGGGTGGCGACAGCCGCTTGTCCGGTGTTCGTCGTCGTCCCCGTCTCCGCCGTGACCGCCGCTGTGCTGGGGGTGGCGGTGGCTGTCTGTCCCGCGCCGGTTGTGGTGCCGGTCGTAGCCGCGAGAGCCTGCGCCGAAAACGTCCCTGTCCGGGCATGATCCACGTAATATGTGCTGCCACCACCATCGAAATTCCCGACCCCGACGCCACCCGACCCGTGGGTGCCGTCCGTCGCGGTGATCGTGCTCCCCACCTGACTCCCCGTGTCGTCGAGGATCTTGAGCGTGTGCGTGTCGTCGCTCGCCCAATCCACCTCGAGTTGATACCACGACCCCGTGGAATACGTGACATCGGTCGTGTCCGCGGATGTCGTGAACGTTGACCCGCCTTCAACTTTCGTCAGCGCGAGACGGTCGTCTGGAACGTCAAGCGTGGCGTAGTATTGATCCCCACGGGTGCCACCCGCCGTTGTGACGGCGTAGTGGTATGTAGCGATGTTCTGCGAGTCAGTAAAGTAGAACCAAGCCCGGGCCGTCTCGCCCTTATTATGATATGAGTTGAGGCCGCTCGTGGACTCAATGAGGACGTTTGCGCCCGCGGCCTCCAACACCTTGCTGCCGTCTTGAGCGCTCGGGGCGACAGTGGACTCGTCTACGACCGCAAACGAGCCGGTGTCGCCGCTGTACTCCGCGAGGCCGCCGTCTTCAAAGGAGTCGATGGTAGTCGTCATCTACGGTCCCTCCGCTGCGAATCGGCGGTGCAGTTCGTCGGTGTCGGGCCACGGGCGACCCGTCCCCTCCAGCGCGGCGTTTGTCGCGTCGTTCAGGAGGGTGAGCGCCCCCTCTGGGGTGAGCGCCGTGGTATCGCCTTCGGCGGCGATGCTGTCCAATGTGGCACTGTCAGCGTACATCCGTACCACCCACAGAGGGGGGCTACTGAGGCGGGCGCCGATCCACGAGACCGTGCGGTCGGCGTACGTCGGCCGGTTCGGGTCGGCCGCGGTGCCCGCACCACTGTTCGGAACGCGGACCCACCTGTCAGCCATCTTACGCCGGGTCCGACCGGATAATCCCGCTGGAAGAGAGCGAGATGGTCACGTCCGAGCCGTTTGTGGTCACCTTGTTGCCGTTGCTGTTGGTCACCTCGTCTTCGATGGCGATGATCGGGTCGTCCCCCGGCGTCGTGTCGTCACCCCCGATCTGAATGTAGACGAGATAGCCCTGGATGGTCTCGCCGCCGTCAAGATTAGGGAACGTGATGTCGTCGGCGCCCAGCACGACCTCAACATTGGTGGCATCCTCGGTGACCTGAACGTCCGCCACCCCCTGCCGCGAGTAGGATGAGGCACCGAGTTCCGTGGCGGTCGTGCCGCCGTCCAGCACATCCGCGACGAACTCGTGGTTGACTCGGTCGGGCGAGTAGGCTGTTGAGTCATCGAACAGCGCCGCCCGGACGGTGGCCGTCTCGGGGTCAATGCTTGCCTCACGGTACTTCCGGAGTGTCGGGAGGGGTTCTACAGCAGTCATGCTATCACGTGATGTTGGTCTGGCCGCTCGGGGGGGGGGTGTACGGGCCGGACGACCTCGTGCTCAAACGCACGAGTGTCGTGGCACCTGGCCCCGATGCGCCGGTGGGGCTGTGAATTAGGGAAGCTCCTCGTAACCCTCCAGACGGAACTCCATGTCCCGCCGGAACGCATCGGCGTAGTTGCTGGATAGGTCAATATTGCGCGTTGGGATGGCCGACAGCGTATCCGTCGCGTCGTCGCCCGCATCGGGGAACGTCCGCTCTTGGAGGATCGCTGCTCGCACCCGGTCCACGAGACCCTGGTTCGTCGCCGTCGTCCACGGGATGCCCTCGGCGCCGGAGGGGTCGATATGCCCGAACTCGTCCGCATGCAGTCCTTCGACGCGGACGCCGATGGTCGTCTCCACACGGAGATCGTATTCGGTCCCGATGGCGGTTTCGTTTCGGTCCGCCAGCGTCACGCCGACGAAGTTGGCGTCTTGGAGCTCCCCGGTTCGCGAGCGGACGTCGGTCTCGAGGATGCGGGACTCGTCACGGTCAACACGACGCAGGGGCGTGGTGACCGCGCCGACCACGCTGCCGAGCTGGTCGAGCGCCCACTGGACTTCGGGTGCCGTCATGGTCAGCGTCGCCCTTGGAGTGCGCGCCGGAGCGCGGCGAGTGCCTGCCGGGTGTGCCGTGTCTCGTCGACGCCCGAGACTTCGACGCGGGCGTAGAACGCGGTGTCGCCCTCGATCTCGGCGGCGTGTTCCTCGCTGAGGTTCTCGACCGGGATGGCGAGGACGGAGTCGCCCCGGACTGTGTGGTCGCTGGATCCGACCTCGAGCGGGAGCGCCCCAGGGTGGTCGATCGTCCACGAGACAGTGACGCGGCCGTCCTCCCGGCGAACTTCGGGGCCTTCCATCGCCGCGAGGATGCCCTCGGCGCCGTAGCCAGCAGCGGTGAGGGCGTCCCGTGTGGCCTCTCGGACAATCTGCTCGGCGCGGTCGGCCTCGGTGAGGGACCGCTCGACCTCCGAGAGCATCGCCTCCTTGACGTCGGCCTCGAAGTCGGCGTTCAGGTCGAACCCCATCAGCTATCCTCGTGCAGGTCACGCTCGGCGATCGGGCCGAGCAACTCGTGAGCCCGCGAGCGCAGTTCCTCGGCCTTTGTTTCCACCCCGTACAAGGTTGCGTTCTCGGGGATGTCGATGACGGCCTCCTCGACGAGGTCAGCGGCCGCCCGGGAGGCCGTTGCCCGGCGCACTCGGCGAAGTTTCTCGTCGTCCGCCCCGTCGGCCTCGTAGCCGAAGTCGATGTCGACGTACACGGCGTTCGCCAGTGCCGGGATGTCGTCGTCGAGGCTGTGGATGTCGATGTACAGCTCCGCGACGCCGCCGGAGTTGATTCGCACCCAGAAGTCCTCGCCGCGGAAGCTCGTCCCCACGCCACCGCCGTAGTCGGCGCTGGCGACCCAGTCTACGTAACTGCCGTCGGCGGTGAGCACCGACAGCTCGCCGACCGACCGGACGTCCTTGCGGGCCAGGCGGATGCGGGTGTAGGTAGCGACCGACTCGTCGCGGCGGTCGCCACCGGCGAGGCGGAGTTGCTCTTTCAGTACGCCACGTTCGGCACGCCGGGCGCGCTGGCCCTCGAACCCGCTGTCGAACCCGCGGCTGCGGCCGCGCCCTTGGGCGTCCGTTGACCGATTGATCGTCCCCAGCGAGAGCCCGCCCCGCCGCGGAAGGTCGTACTCGTCGTCGCGGGTCTTCGGCCCGGTCGGCACGAGGTCGTCAGTGTCCTCGCCGATACCACCGGGGACGTACCAGTGCCGCTTGGTCGCCTCCTCGAGCCAGCGGGTCTGGGACGCGATCGCGTCAATGGCGATATCGCGGTCCTGGGAGACGTCGCCGGGCAGGCTCGCCCTCCGGAGCGCGCGGCGGACGTCCTCGACGGTGCAGTAGCCAGTAGGCATCGGTGTCGGTCGTTACGCTTCGGTCTCGCCGTCGGTACGGGCCTGCTGGATGGCGGTGTCGACGGCCTCCAGGGCAGTCGTCCGGTCCTGCCCTCTCTCTTCGGCGTTGCCGACAGCCTTCAGTTCGTGCACGCTGTAGTCGCCGTCCACGAGCGCGTCGCGGAGTTCGTCGACGGTGTACTCGCTTGGATCCAGCGGCGCCACTGGGGCCGGTGCGTCCGCCCCACTGTCGTCTCCCTCGTCACCGGTCGGGCCGCCGTCGTCGACGCGCTCGAAGTCACCGCGCTCGTCACAGAGGTAGGTCGCGGCGGCAGCGCTCACCTCGTGCTCGTCGCCGTGGTTCGACGGCCCGGACAGCGCCGCGTGCCGGAGTGGGCTCGGACCGCCGACGTGTCGGACGCGGACCATCATGACCGCCCCCGGATACTGAGCCGGGCGGACTCGCCGGACAGGTCAGTCCCGTCGGCGACCTCGGTGAGACCGCCACCGGTGTCGGACTCCTCGCGGACCACGAGCGCGCTGCCGGTCCACTCGAGGACGTACCCCGAGTCGGTCGTGCCCGACTCGATGCTGACATTGTCGATCTCGCTGAGGCCGGCGTCTGCCGGGGTCAGCGGCTCGCCGTCGGCGGTGTAGCTGGCGTCGAACTGTGCCTCGACGACGCGCTCACGCTGGATGCCGCCGGTGAGACGCTCGTCCAGTCGACTGTAGGTGACACCCATGTCAGGTCACCTCGTCAGGGGGCGGCGATGCCCTCGGCCAGCGCACCGTGCTGGAGCTCCTCGATCTGATAATCGAACTGCCCCTCCAGGAGGTTGCGACTGTGCAGTCGTTCCTCCATCGTCTTGTCCGTCTGGACGAGCTGGGTGATCTCCACCTCCTCGAACAGCCCGTAGACGAGGTTCTCCGGGTCGGTCAGCATCATGACGTCGTCGGGCCAGTAGGAGACGCCCATGACATCGTAGCTGAACGGCGTGATCTCCTCGTCGCCGAAGATGACCGCGTCACCGAGCGGGCTGGGGCGGTCGGTCAGCCGGTAGCGGTAGTCCTGGACCTGGGACTTGTTGGTCATGAACACCAGCGAGTCGGGGTCACGGTAGCGCTCGGGGACCGTCTGGATGGTCTGGTTGAACAGCTCCGTGTTGATGGGCTGGGCGTTGCCGGTGGTGTCCCTGTGGTCGTAGGTGGGCATCGTGCTGGTGTCGGCCGTGCCGTCCAGCCCGATGCGATCCGAGGCCGTGTCCTTGCCCTGTGCGATGGCGATCCAGCCGTCGAAGGTGTTGTTGAACACCGCCGGCAGACCGCTGCCGTCGCGGTTGGCGTTGATGCCGATGTTCTGGATGTCGTTGCCCCACGCCCGCTCGAAGTGGCTGAGGATGACGTTCGCGACCTTGTCCTCGCTCTGGATGACGTTCTTGACGGCGTCGCGCTTGAGGTCGTACTGGATGTAGTACGACTGGTCGGTGGCGTTGAACTCCACCGAGCCGGTGACTGCATCCGAGGTGCCGTCGGCGTCCACGCCGCCCTCCGAGCGGACCTCACCGGAGAGTTCGGGCACGCCCATCTTCGGGACACCCATCTCCAGCCGGGGAAGGGTCTCGACTCGAACCAGATCGAGTAGTTCGGCCTCGCGCTGCTGGCGCTCGATGAACCGCTCGAACAGGTCCCGGGGGAGCTGGGCGCCGTTCAGGTCCGTGGTGTCGATCGTCTGCTTCTGGAGCGTTGCCTGGTTCTTCTCGCGTGCGTTCGTGCTCATGATCAGAACTCACCCCCGGTGGAGCCGAGGGCCTGCTTGAACCGCTCGCTGTCGGAGTCGGGCGTGGTGCCGTCCCCGTCGGCCTTGCCGAGCTGCTGGCTGTGGCCGCTCTGCTTGCTGATGGTTTCGACGCGCTCGTCGAGGTCGTCGACCTTCGCGGCGAGGTCCTGCGCCCACTCCGGGGCGTCGTCCAGGGCCTTCGCCGCGTCGTCGTCCTCGAGGTCGTTGATGCGCGTCTCGATCTGTTCTACCTTCTCGGTGAGCGAGTCAGCCCACTCGGGGCGCTCACTCTTGTCGGAGCCGTTGCTGTCGGTCATGTTCGTATCTGTGTCCGGCGTGTCGCCGCCGGGGGCGTGGTTCGCTGCCGCCTCGGACTCGGTACCGTCCTCGCCCGCCTCGCCGTCCATCTCCTCGTCGCCATCGTGTGCCGCCAGCGAGAACTCGGACATCTCGAAGTCGTCGTCGTTCCGGGTGGTGAACGGCTCCGGCGCGTCGACGTCGTCGGCCTGCGCGAGCAGTTCGCTCGCCGCGTCGACGACGGCCTTCGCGGCCGCGGTGTTGTCCGCGCTGAGGGTCCGCCCGGCTTTCGTGCGGTCAGCGGAGGCGTTCGGGGCCTCTGGATCGTCTCCGTCATCGGAGCCCCTACTGCCGCCGAAGCGCGAGGTGAGCCACGAGAGGACGCCGCTCTTTGAGGCCGCCTGCTCGCGGGGGTCGGATACCTCCCGGAGCTCGGACTCCCGGTGGGCCACGTGCATCGTGTCACCGCGCCCGCTCTCCTCATCGATGGGCTCGGCATCCTCACCGCGGCCCTCGAAGACCTCGATGAGGTAGGCGGGGTCCTCCTCGCTGCCCTCGACGGTGATGTCACCGCTGATGCCTTGGCTGAACTGTCCGTCCTCCGTGCGGTCGACGATCCGCCCCGTGGCTCGGCCACCGCTGGCGTCCCACGAGACGAAGTCGCCGCTCTCGTAATCGTACTTGCTGGTGCTCACATTCTGAACCTCCCCATCAGGGGGCTGCTCGTCGCGGACGTCGGTGAGGTATTGGTACAGGCGGCGGGCGTCGGCCTCGTCATGCCCTCGCTGCTCGGTCATCAGGTCGACGAACTCCGCCTCGCTGCTGACCTCCTCGAGGATCGCCTTCCCCAGGTCGTCGCCCTTGTAGGTAGCCCGCGGGACAGCGGGGATGTCGACGTCGCTGACCTCGTTGACCGCGCCGTCCACAAGTTCGGTGACGCCGTCCGCAGTGACGTCGTCCGCCACCGCATCGGGGACAGTGACGTCATCGGGGACATCCTCGTACTCACGAGCCTCGGCGATGTCCCCGCCGATACTGAAGCCGGTAAGGACACCGTCGGCGACGAGCTGCCATAGTCGGTCATCCACGTACCGCCGTGTGGCGACCCACGTCCCGGCAGAGAACTGCTCGCCGCCGATCTCCTCGGGCTCGTCGATGACCTCCGAGCGCTCGAGCGCGGCGGCGTCGCCCGGGAACGCCGAGTGCATGACGCCGGTGTCGATGTCCTCGCTGTGGAACCGCTCGACCCCCTCGGGACGGAGGAAGTCGCCCTGGTGGTCGAGCTCGTCCGGCACGAGGACGGCACCCGTTGCTGTCCGGGCCTCCTCGTCGACGGTCTTGATGTCGACCGTCTTGCGAAACGTCTCGCTCATGATGTTAGTGTGCGTGGCGGGAGACCTCGCCCCGCCGGGGGTCATCAGGGCGCACTCAGACGCCGGTCGGGAGTTCCTCGCCGTCCGGCGACGGCGCGTCGGGGAGCCGACTGTGATTGTCGGTAATCTCCTCGTAGGGGTAGTCCGTCCGGATGTTGTCGTGGTGGTAGGAGCCGTGCGAGGCGGCACTCGCCAGGCCCTCCCACGTCGACTCGGAGACGCCGAGGTAGACGTACAGCGAGTCCGAACCGTCCGCGCGCCCGAAGCGGATGTACAGCTCCTCTTCGGCAGCGTCGTAGAGCCCTTGCTCCAGGTTCGAGGAGTCAAACTGCATCGACTCGACGCCCTGCTTATCGGCCAGGGTGAGCGGGACCTCGGCGCGCTCGCCGATGCGGTGTGCTGTCGGCGGGAGGTGGTCAGGGCGGTCCTTGGCGTCGGCGCCCGTGGCCTGCTGGAGGGGGTCCGCGCCGAGGTCCGCCAGAAGCGTGTCGCCCTCGGGCCGGGGCTCGTCCTCGTCGTCGGTGAGCGGGCCGAGTCCCAGCTCGTCGCGAGCTTCATTGACCGTTATGCCCCCGCGGGCGGCGACGATCCGCGTCCGGGCGATCTCCGCCTCGCGCTTGGGGCGGTCCGCCCCGCGGAGGTCGAACTCGATGGTCCAGTCCGGCGCATCGAGACCCTGCTGGTGGAGGACCTGGTACAACCGCGCCTCGAACTTCCGCTGCTCGGGGGCGATGACGTCCAGGGCGAACTCCTGGCGCTGGGCGTCGGCGTTCGAGCGGTTCGTCGTCTCGGTGCGGTTCAGCAAGACTGGCGGCACCTCGTGGACCTTGGCGATCTCGTGCTCGTTGCGGTCACGGAAGCCCTCAAAGTCCATGTCCTCCGTCCGCGAGGCCGACAACGGGACGAGTTCGATCTCGACGTCGTCGCTGGCCCGGTTGTTGAACTTCTCGACCTCGAGGAGGACGGTCCGGTGGGGCTCGCCCTGGAGATTCTGGAACATCTCCCGAAGGTCACGCTTTGACTCCTCGGTGAGTTCGCCACCGGTGACCTTCACGGCGTACCGCGGGATGGCAGCGTTGTCGAAGAAGTCATGGTTATAGTCTTTTGCGGCCTCGTCGGCGGCGATGGTCCGCGTGGCGGCAACCCAGTCCGGCACGCCGTAGTACGTCGTCAGCGGGGACGGGTTCAGCATGAAGATGAGCTCGTTCGCCGGGTCGTTCTCCAAGTTTCGGGCGTCGTCAGCGGTTTCGCCCGTCTCCCCGTCCATGAGCGTCGGATCGTCGCCGTAGCGGTCGCCTGCCTCGCCGAAAAAGCGGGTGAGCCCTTGCCGAATCTGCACGTATCCGTGGCCGCGGACGATCTCCCCGTTGTCGGACTCCTCCTTGCGGACGCGGATGGTCCGAGCCGGGATGTGCGCGAGACCGGCGGGCGTGCCGTCGCCGGCCGTGAGGATCTCCAGAGCGCACCACCCGACGGCGTGGTAGTTGATACGGGCCTGCTCGAGGACCTCGTGTGGCGTCGCCGCCGCGGTGCCCTGGGGCCCGAGCTGCCATCGGGAGTCCGTGCCGTGCCAGAACTCGTCGACGCGCTCGAACTGCTCGTCGTTGGCCTCTCCGGCAGTCACCTCACGGGGCGGGGCGATGTCGAACCCGTGGCCGACCTCGTAGCGGGCCTTCTTACGGATCGAGGCGGCATGAGTCTCGTTCAGCTCGAAGAAGCCAGCGAGCCGGTCGGGGGTGTACGGCGGCTTGATACCCCGGCCGATATCGGTGGCGATGCGGCGGTCGTCGAGTTGCTGTGTATTCTCGGCTTTCTCGAGACCGCCACCGAGTTCGGTGACGTTGACCGCGGCCTTTGTGGTGTCGTCGTCTGTGTCCTCACTCATTTCTGGACCTCCGTGCGGTCACAGCCGTCGCAGACGCCTCGCTGACGCTCGCGCTGTTCGATGAGGTCGCTGCCGCACTTCCGGCAGGTGCCGTGCTGTCGGCGCATGATCAGAGGTAGGTCACCGGATCGCCGTCGGGGACGCCTCCAGCCCCGGAGTCACGAGCCCAGACCGCCATGTACGCCGTGTCGAGTCGATCCGGCGAGCGACCCACGCGGTCTTTGACGTCGTCCTTTGAGGCGGTCGCCTTGAGCACCTCCGTCCCACGACTCGCGTAGTGTCGCTCCTCAAACTCGACAGTCCGGGCGGCGACCAGCAGCTCCTCGTAGAGGCGTCGGTCGTCGATCGACCCGCCGTCGGCGAGCCAGTCGCCCAGAAGATCGAGGCCCTCCTCCCAGCAGGAGTAGTACGTTCTGCTCGCGACGGGCTCTTGCCCGGCGCCGAAGCGGATGACCTCCGGGAAGCGCTCGGCGAGCATGTCGGCCAGGCCGCTGCCCTCGCCCATCGCGTCGACGGCGATGGGGTGCTCGTCGTCGTCGGCAAATCGGTCGGCGAGGTCGTCACGCTGGGTAGTGTGGGCATCGCCGGAGGACTCGTAGCGGATGGGCAGCGCCTGCTCCCGCACGCTCGCGGCGACCGTATCGTCGGCCCCGGACCGAGCGACGTCGACCGCGCTCGCCTGGGGCATGTCGGTCGTCGCCTTCGGCGACCGTTCCCATGCAGCCTGGACGTCTTCGCGTTCGATCGGGCGATGAGCAGCGGCAGCGACGGGTGGGATGACTCCTGCCCGTCGACGGTACCAACGTGCGTCAAGGTCCTCGCGGAAGTCCGACGAGTCGGGGTCGGACCAGCGGCGGGCCTGCTCGAGTCCCGGCCACTCTTCGCCGATCCACTCCTCCCAGTCCGCCCGGATCGTGGCGAGATCGGTGATGCCGGGGATCTTCTCAGCGTCGGCCCCGAGCTCGCCGGCGTCGACGCGGACGTTGTGACTCTCGAGCGTCGAGAACTGCAGCGTCTCCCAGCGGTCCCGCGAGGGGTCTCGACCGGATTCCAGCCGCTCGTAGACGGCGTTCGACTCGTCCCGTGGCGGGTTGCAGACGACCAGCATCCGGTCTCGCTCGTCGGTGATCGACGAGCCCGCCGAGTCGAAGTGCTCGTCGCCGATGTAGGCTTTGTCCGCCTCTTCGATGACGACGAGGACAGCCTCGGCGTGGCGTCCCTCGAGGTCGCCCGCGTCGCGGGGGCTGACGACCTTCGCGAACCAGTCCGTGTCGAGCTCGAGCGTGGGCTGGCCGCCATCGTTCGGCGTCCCGAGGTCGACCGGGAGCCGGCGGTCCAGCCGACCGTGCAGTTGCTTGAGTGGCCGCCAGACAGCGTCGGTGAACTGCGAGTAGGACCCGGATGTCCCCAGGACGGTCGCCCCGGGATTACTGACGAGAAACGCGAGGATGGCGATGGCAACGCCAAAGGACTTCCCCGGACCGTTGCCCGACATGATGACCGTCCGCTGGTTGGACGCGAGTGCCCGGAGGATCGTCTCCTGCTGGGCCGCGAGGTCGATCTCCAGCACCTCGTGAGCGAAACGGACGTAGCGGTCACGCCCTTCAGTGTATCGCGAGAGGTCGATGTCTGGAGACGGGGACTGGGACGTGCTCACGCCGCTTCACCACCAAACAGCTCCCGAAGCGAGACGTTGTGGTCGTCTCCTTCGGCGATCTTGTTGCGGTCCTTGACCAGCTTCCGAACCAGGTCGATCTCCTCTTGGAGCGCCCGGTTGTGTCGGTCGAGCATCTTCGCGAGCTTCCCCATCTGCGCCGCGCTCAGCCCCGGGTCACCGTTCCGGCCGCCCTCTTGGACCAGCCGCTCGAAGGCCCTCCAGAAGTCCTCGCCGTCGTCGGTGTTGAGTTCGCGAACCGCTCGGCGGAGCCGGGCCAAGCGCCAGTCGATGAGTTCGTCGAGTTTCTCGACGTCGCCGTACTCGTCCAGGGCATCGATGGCCTGGCGGTCCTCGTCGGAGAGGTAGTCGCTGAACAGGCCGTGCTCGAACTGTGGATGATCCTCACCACGCGGCGAGGCACCGCCATGCAGCTTACACCGCCCCTCGCCGACGTGGTCCGTGCCCCATCCGGCGGGGAGCTTGCAGGGCTCGCCCTCGCTGGTCGTCGCGTTGCAGTCGGTCATCCGTCGCCGTCCGACTCATCCGTGTCGTCTGCACCGTCGCTCCGGACGGCCTCGGCGGCCGCCGCCAGCTCGCCGAGCTCGACGCCGGCGACGAGTGCGATCGTGATGACCGACGCCAGTCCGACTGTCGTCGGCTCCCCACCCTCGGCGATCGAGAGGCCAGCGACGGCGGCGACCCCGAGCGACACGACGATCGTCTTCAGCGTCTTGAACTTCTGGAGATCCATGCTCGGCCAGCGCTCGTGCAGCTGCGAATCGAGCCGACGGTTCCCGTCGACGACATCGGTCGGGCACCACCGCGCGGCCGCCTGTGAGAGTCGCATATCCGTGTCACCCCGTGGAAAGCGCCACCCAGACGACGACGAGCAGCACGCCAACTCGGAGAACCGTGCCGGAGACGTAGCCGCCGCGGTAGTAGTGCGGTTCATCGTGGACGTCCTCGATGTCCGGGGCCGGCGGCGTCCGGAGCGGTCGCGAGGTCAGGCCTCGATACAGCCCCCACCCCAGCGCGTGAACCTCTGGCGGGGTGTTCGCGAACTCGCGGAATGTGAGCGACATCAGTGTCAGTCGCCGACGTCGACGAGGAAGCCGACGACCACGAGCACGACCGTCTCGTACAGGGCCAGCTCTCGATCCGGAACGTCGAACCCGAGGAAGCCGGTCGCCTCGGCCGCGCTCGCTCCGATGACCAGAAACAGCAGGCCGCCGGTCGCGACCAGCGCGGCGACGACGCCCGCGTCGCGGGCCTGGCGAAGGTCCGCGAGCATCAAGATCGCTCCGAAGGCGGCCGCCAGCCCGAGCGCGAGCCCGAGTCGATCGAACGGCACGTCGAACGAGCCGAACAGCGCCAGCAGGTGCAGCCCGATGACTGCGACGGCGAACACTAGAACGTAGCGGAAGCCAGTTGGCGTGCTGGTTGTCGAGTCGATCGCGTCAGCGTCGGAGGCAGTGTCGGATGCAGACATCTTGCTTGAGCGTCCCCCGCCGGAGTTGAACCGGCGGCTCGGGGCCTGAACCCCGGGACGATGGACAGACGACGGGTGGTCGAGTGCCGGCTGGAAGCTGTGACAGAGCCTGGTTAGCGAGCGATCAGTGCCGGTCGTCGCGAAAAGCGACGCCGGCGAGGCCCCGTCGCGGAGTTGCACCGCGAGCCGTCTACGCGGGGACAGCAGCCTCGTCTAACGCCCATCCGAGCGCGAGTGGGAGCTCTGCGCCGGCCTCGAGGGCGCGTCGGAACTCCTCGACGTCGAGCTGGTGGTCGAACCGGCCCTCCTCGCGGAGGTAGACCACGGCGGCCGCCAGATGCAGCGGCCAGGGGTGCTGCTCGCGCAGCGTCTCGAAGACGTGGTCGTGGCCGACCGCCCCGCACTCACACTCGACGCCGTAGTCGCCGTAGGCGGCCGCCGCGGTCAGGTCCTCGAAGCCGATGAACGCGTCCCGGACCACAGCCGCCTTCTCGCGCAGTGCCGGCACGTCGGCGGCGTCGGGTCGGTAGACATCCTTCCGCGCACGGAAGCACGTCGCGCAGAACCGATGATCACGGCGGAGGTCCTTGAGAAGGCACTCGCCGCGATCGAGCGCGGCGCACCGTTGCGAGCAGTAGGACCCAGCGGCGGCGCTCGCCTGCTGGAACTGTTTGTCGCAGTCGCTACGCGAACAGTCGTAGGTCGGGGCAGAGACGAGTTGAATGCGCACAGCTGAGAACCCACCGACGCTGTCAACGCCGGCGAACGCTCCACGATTCGGGGGCGTGCGTCACTCGGGACGAAGGGGCCGATGGAGGTAAGTGGGGGGATGCGTCTATCTCAGGCGATCTGTAGGATGGAACGGCCGTCGCCGGAGATCTGACCGGTCGACTTCTACTTTTACTGCGCCGCGCTGTCGCATCGCACGGAGTCGAGAGCGGACCGTCGACGGCGCCAGGTCCGTCCGGTCGGCCAGCTCCGACGGCGTGAGGGGGCCGTCGGCATCGGCCAGCTCGCGAAACAGCAGCTTTGCTGATGCTGGCGCATCGGCGAGCGTCGGCGGATAGCGACATGTTTCGTCGGTCAT